GTTCTTCCCAAGATTCACCAAGAGCAGTATTAATCCAAGTCTTTAACATCTCAGGATTCTTTTTAGCTTCAAGAAATGATTTAGCCATATCTGCCCAAGTAGACCAAACTGAATATAGCTCTGATATATGAAATCCTGCTGTATCTGATTTAGATTCTGATGCTATCCATTCGCCATGTTTTAACATCCATTGTTTTTTAGACTCATCTATAACTGAACCACAATGTTCGCAAGCATAAGAAGCTGTCTCAGGTTTATCTTCATCCCAAACTACATTCTTCCATTTTAAAACTTGCTTCTCTTCACATTCAGGGCATGGTACATGGTAATAGCGTTTATCTGATTCTTCAAAAGCAGTTTCTATTCTTGATAGTCCTTTGATAGTAGGGGTAGAACACATATATATCTTTTTATTCCAAAAGGTAGTTGTTCTTTTAGTTGCAAGAGATATTGGGTCACCCTCTGCTCCTGCTGATTGCTCATATCTATCAACCTCATCAGCTAATACAATTCTAATCGGTCTTGAAGCAAGTCCTGATGCAGAATTAGAACCAACTATGTTTAGATTACCACCTGCAAACTTCTTGGATAAAACTGTATTACCACTATCTCTGCTTCTTGGGTCTTTTACACAATCTCTTATCTTCTCTGAATCTCTTATCATAGTTGCAAGTCTATCTTTACTAAATGCTTGAGCCATTTGTAGAGTAGGTTGCATAATTAACATTGGAGCTGGGTCTTGGTCTATGTAGTAACCAATGACATTTAGCAGAATCTCAGTAGCACCAACTTGAGCAGACTTCATAAATACTATTCTTTGAATATCAGGGTCGTTGAATGAATCCATTATCTCTCTTTGATATGGTGCTCTATCAGTTCTCCATGCTCCAGCTTCTGCTGAAGATTCAGGAGATAATCTCCTGTAGTTATCTGACCAGTTACTAATCTTCAGATTGGGTGGTGGAGTCCAAACCTGATTGGTCTCCTGTATCACCTTTTCTATATTTTTGAGGTATTCCATCTTGAGCTAACTCGTTTAGTGCTTCATGCACTTGTTCTTTTATTATTAATTCTGCTTCAGCATACTTATCTACTGTAATGACCTGATGTGCGATTCTTGAAGGTAGTCCTAATAGCTTTGCTCTTGCATTAGCTACATAGTCAACCCAAGTATCTTCAACTAATTGTGCTGGTATTAGGTTGCCTTCTAGTTCTTCTACTTCTAGTTCTGCTTTTCTAGCTTGAGCTGCGGTTAGTTTAGTCTTTTCTTCTGCAATATCACCGCTACCACTTCTTTTGTGGTAACCACCTAGCTTTCTAAGATACGAAATGTATGCAACTCTGCAAACATCTATGTTTAAAGGACTCCTGCCTTGTTTTGAGGGCAGTACACCATCTCTAATCAATTCTGAGATTCTTTTGACTGATAAATCCAAATGGTCTGCAACTTCTCTTTGTGTAGCCATACAGTGCGTTTATTACCCTATTAGATTTAGACTGTCGCTACAAAAAAAGTGTGGTCGCGAATAACCCACGATGAATGTCCTAGAAGAACCTATCATTTGCTAACTATCCTTCTAAGATTCTTATTTAATATCTTATCCATATTCTTCTGTACAACACCTGTAACTGTTTTATAAAACTCAATTCTTTTTCTGTAGAATACAGAACTCTCAAGAGCTACGATTAATTTTAATTTAGGATTACGCTTGCCACCAGTTCTTCTCCATACACCATCAACACCTTTAACATTACCAATGAACTCAGTGCTTCGTTTGATTAATCCAGTTCTTTTACCTTTAATATTACCAAAAGCATTTATCTTTGCTTTGTCTACAGGTACTGGTATCTTGTTTCTTTCAGGAGTTCTTATTCCACCCTCAAACTGTCTTTTCAAATACTTGGCTTGTATGTCAGGTATAAATACTAAAGCAGATAAGTCTCTTGCTTTAGCTTTAAAGAGTTTAACACCTGTATATGTAAACTTAGTTGGTTTATCTAACTTCTTGAGCAGTTGTGCTCTCATAGCATTAACACTCTTAACGCCTACCTCATTAATAGAATCAGATACTATTTGTGGCATATGCTTCTTCTGAAATAATCCGAGTTTCTTGTTAAGCTCTTTAACATTAGATTCAATCTTAATACTTACAGTCATCCCTTTCTCCAATGTGATTGTGTTTGGAACTTTAGACCTAATGCTTTAGCTTTCCTTCTGATAGTAGATGGATGCACATCATAAGTCATAGCAATATCATGAGATGATTTGCCTTCCTTAATCTTCTGTTCTAATTTTTGTTTATCTATCTTCATAAGTTCTCGTAATGTTCTATTAACTTATTAATATACCAAACAGACTTCTTTAAGTCTTGTATATTGGCATCTTTGTATTTATGGCGGTGCAAGTATTTAATTGCATTACCCTCAAGATATGCAGGGAACTCTTTGCCTAATTGTTGTTTTATATATTGAATACACTCTATACCATTCTGATTATAGTGTGCTGGATGGTTCACTGGGTCACTCATTTCTCTCTCCTTATTATTTCATTCTTACATTTTCGTATGACTTTCTTCTTAGCACTTGGCGATTCAATATAATCATTAAGCTCCTGAAGTGTCATACACTTTAGATAGTAATGCTCAGTAGTTGTTTTACCTGTAGCTCTATCTCTAATCTTTGCACTTGGTTTTAGTTTAATTGGCATAGTTGCTCCTCAGTTAATGTATCTATTCTCATACAATAGTTTTTAAATATATCTATAGGTATTAGGTAAGCATCAATTATCTTTCCATCAATCATGTAGTTCTTACCTTCAGGTATATTATTTTCTAATATACATATCTTTAAATCATTTGACTTAATCCAATACAGCATAGTCTTGGTTAGATATGCCCAGTAGTCTGCTGTACTTGCATTTATGCCTGATTCAATCTTATTACAGTAAGTTTCTATAAAAGCATTACCTGTCCTATCAGTATGCTTATCTCTTTTTACCTCTACTGTTTTATCTATCTCAGGAATCATAATGTCATACTCAATAAAATAACCTTCCATCTTGTATGCCATTGGATGTTTTCTATTAACAATATTCAGCACAAACTTTTCTCCAGTTTCTCCATAAGGTAAATCTTTTTGATGAAACTTACTCATTTCTTTTTCTTATCCTTCTTCTTCTTAAATATCTTATCCCAATTATCATCAATCTTTTTCTTATCTTCAGGTCTACGCTTTGACCCTTTACCACCATGCCAGTCAGACATAATCAACTCTCTTGATGTTTACTGATTTATCTAATTTACTTAGTAGTTCTTTTGCTCTTATAAAATCATTAGGAATACATCTAAATAATTCCTCAATACTAAAAATCATTATGTCTTTCTCATCTTTGTGTATTTTCTCCAATACAGGTTTCTCAGAATCAGTATCACAAACCAGTGCTGTTTTATTATCAAAGTTAAAACACTTAGCATTTGGCTGTATTTGTATATAACCGCTTTCTTCACATTTGATATTTAATTGCTCATAAGCTCTTAACATCATCTCAACCATTTGCAGTTTCTTTTTTATAGGGTCAGAGAATAAAGAATCTTTCAACATCTGTTCTGCTCTACAAAATTTAATCTCAAACTGTACACCAACCATCTTAAAGATTCGTTTTCTATTACCCCACTTAATACGAGTATCAACTTCATATACCCTTAAATCTTTTAACTTTTGTTCTAAAGTTTCTTCTAAATATGTTTTCATATTCGTCTCTTTGGAAATTGAATCATTTACTTGGGGTGTTGGGGTGTTCCTAAAGGAACACACCCCACCCTCCCCAAATAAATTAATGATTTATACCCTAAATACCCTAACAATACCCCAAACTTTACCCCATTCTTTACCCCACTTAGATTATTCATTTTCATCACCTTTTTCAGAGTAATCAGGCATTATTTTTTCGTAATCTTTGTGTTGATAACCTACATTAGGTATATGATGTATTAAACCTTTTTCCTTTAACCCATCAAAACATTCTGCTATTTGTCCATTACTTAAATTTTTATCATTATGTTGAACTCTGCCAACCAAATCATTAGGCATATACATAATGTCTTGAGGACTTTCAGGTTCATCTTTTAATGCTAGGTTTTTAAGTGCTTCTAAAACAGGTTTTTGTTGTGGAGAAGGTTTCTGTACTTTTGGTATCTCAGGTAACTCAAACTCTTCTACTTTAACTAAAACAGCAGACTTCTTATCTTTATTCTTACCAAGGTCTTGAATAGTATCCATTCTAAAATGCATAGATGGCATATTCATATCTTCTTTATTAAGCGTTTGGCTCATCTTCACATACATAACCTTTTCTTCTACACCTAAAACACCAGTAGTTTTATCTCTATCGTCTCTTTCTATATAGAACTCAGAATCAACAGATGCAGGTAATACACTTGAACCCCTGCCCCTTCTAATTCCATTAGATTTACTACCAGCATGACCTGTATGGTGAATTAACATAATACAAGCACCAGTTTCAAACTTTAATCTATCGATTCTTTGAATAAATTGATTCATGTCAGAAGTGCTGTTCTCGTCTCCTGAACCAAAGTTTCTCTGAATGGTGTCTATAATAATTAAACCTAAACTACCTAACTCGTTCTTGGCATCATGTGCTTTTTCAAGTAACTTATCAAAGTTCTTATCATCTAATATACCTACAGACTTCTCACTAACTTTAAATGGAGCTTTTCTTATATCAGTTTTGAAATTCTTTTCCCAAGCTAGAAGTCTTTTGAAAATAGATTTATTACCTTCACCACATAAATATAAAACACCTGCTTGTTCTGTGTCATAGTCATACCATGATTTACCTGTTGCTACAGATAACATCATTGAAATACCAACAAAACTTTTACCAGCCTTTGGCTCTGCATATACACTAGCTACAGTACCCTTCTCAAGAATTGTATCTATTAACCATTCAGGTGGAGTATCATTGGCTTCCATTTCATCATAATCTAAGAACTCCACATCATCATTAGGTATGTATTTTCTATTATTTTTTACATAATCCTCAAAATCTTCTACACTTTTAAAATAACCTGATTCGTGTGCATCATATAAATCATCCTTTTCATTGAAAGACTTAGGTGGTTTTATAACACTAACCCTACATTTGTTTTCTTTAAGATATTCATAAAGCTCCATAGCACATTTATCACCAGCTTCATCATTATCAGGAAATATAAAAACCTGTTTACCAAAGATAGGACTCCAATCTGCTTTCTTCCATGCATTGACCCCACCATGCCAAGTACAAGAATTAAACCTGTTTCCTACTATAGCTT